CAATCAATTTGTATGGCCTTTACTCCGTTCAGACCAATTCACAAATCCATAACGCCACAGACGCTCAAACTATTGTGGATCGCCAAGTTCAACTCAGAGCCTTTCCGAGACCTTCCTTTGATTCCATTACGTTTCCTCTCCAAAATCCAGAGATTGACAATACCGACCGCGATGCCCTCATAAATGTATTTATGGGTCTTCCACTCAAAGTCATCAATTTGCCGCCAAATATCTATGGTGGAGAATTCAGCGGTTACGTCGAAGGATGGACTTGGACGAGCACACTTAACGGCTTGTCCCTTACCCTAAATTTAAGCCCTACTGAGTTCAGCGCCGTAGCTCAGAATTGGGAGCAAGTAAATGCGGCAGAGAGCTGGAATACGATCCTGAGTACGCTAGAATGGCAGGACGCGATTGGAGTGATTAGTTAATGCCTACAACAACAAATTTTGGTTGGTCAACGCCAGCCGACACGGATCTCGTTAAGGATGGCGCTTTAGCCATCAGGACGTTAGGGAATGGCGTTGACACGTCAATGGCTCAGCTTAAAGGCGGAACCACCGGACAGGTATTGAGCAAAACATCGAATACCGATATGGCTTTTACTTGGACAACGCCGAGCACATCAATTACTTTTGTTGGTTGTAGTTTGTATAACACAACAAATACAACAATTTCGAATGCCACACAGACAACATTATTATTTGATTCTGAGTACATAGATACTGATGGTTTTCACTCTACAACAACAAATACCGGTAGAATCACAATACCTACTGGAAAAGGCGGTAAATATCTTTTCGTATTACAAAATTATTTTGATGACGCGGCAAATGGATATAAACGTTCAGAATTGTTCAAAAATAACGCATTATTGGAAAAAGCAATATTTACCATAAGTGGAACTGGATATAATTCAATTACTCAGTCTTATATCACAACAGCTGTAGCTGGAGATTATTTCACTTTCGTAATAAGCCAAACATCCGGTGGCAATGTGACTAATTATCACGCGGGCACATTTTTCCAATGTCAATATTTAGGAGCTTAGTATGATTGCCTTTGATAAACCCTCGAACCTAAATGGATCTGAACTATTAAATGAAATCAGACAAAATGGGATAGTTATTGAAGATTTACCTTTTGATGATGGCTCGGGAAAAATTTATCTGAACATTGACAAAAAAGATGCTGAAAAAGTTAAATCAATAGTTAACCAGCATAATGGAACTGTCATTCCAAAGGATTTGACTGTTGAAGAAAAATTGTCATCAGTTGGTTTATCGGTCAACGAACTGAAAAGCCTTCTCGGTTTAGTCAATGGCTAAACTTTGTAAAGCCGGTCAACAACTTCGCGAGCAAATAGATGACGATTATCCTGATCGCGATCGTAAATCTGATGGCTGGATTGCTGATGCGCGTCATATGGCGAAAGGTAATTCAGACCATATACCGGTCAATGGAATAGTTCGCGCGTTAGATATAGATCGAGACTTAAACGCTCACCCTGAAGAAGCTCACTCACTCGTTGAGAAACTGCGTCAATGTGCTAAGCGCGGTGATAAGCGGATTAAATATCTGATATTTGACGGCCGTATTGCTTCACCTATTTTGAATTGGAAGTGGCGCAAATACAAAGGCGCTAATCCTCATAAGCATCACTTTCACGTTAGTTTTACAACTTTGGGAGATAACGATGGCAAATGGTTCGAACTCGAAGGGAAAAATAATGAACGAATTGAAACTGATGGCGGGCACTTGGGCGAAAACATTCGTCGCGACGGCTCTTTCGACATACCTCTCAGTGGGCCTTCAACCAGATTACATTCTCAATGCCGCACTTGTGAGTGTGTTGCCTTCCGTGATTAACTGGCTTAACCCTAACTACGAGCGTTACGGCAAAATCAAGTAATGGACGCCAACACCATCGCTGGATTCGTAGCTTCAGTTCTCGGATCAATCGCCCTTCTCATCGCTGGGCTTCGTTACATTATAAAATTAGAAAATATCCCCATTGTGTCGCGCCTTGATAAAATGGAGTCTCAGTTAGAATTAGCCCTGTCAAAGAAGGTGGGGGCTAGTGGCAACAAGAAAGCGCGTTAAAAAACCAACGAAGAAAGTGGCTAAACGTCGCAAAACGACAAAAGAGCCAATTCTTACAAAGCTGGATTTTTGGGCTATTGCCGCAAAAGAAGTTTATGACGCCTGCCGCAAAGCTGGAATGGATGAAGGCACAGCTTTGGCCTTTGCTATGGATCGTACCTCTTACCCTGATTGGATTGTTGATCCGAGCGACCCAATAAAAAACCCACTCGATGATTGGGAAGAGGACGACTAATTTACCTTCGCGAGGTCGAGTTATTCGAGGCTCTTAAGTCGGTTTATCCGGACTTAACGCCACTATCAGCGACCGACCGAGCAGACGGCATAACCTCAGATGCGTATATTGAGATGAAGTGCCGCCGCACTCATTACCCCACACTTTTGATTGAGAAGAAGAAGTGGGATTACTTGGCCGATATAAGGGCTAGGACGGGCGCTAGAACGCTTTATATCAACTCGACCCCACAAGGGGTCTATCAGTTCGATTTAGGGGCTATAAATGAACCTGAGTGGCAATTAAAGGCCCTTCCAGATAAGACCGACTTCGCCAATCGAGGCACAATCCAAAAACTCTGTGGTTTCCTAGATATACGACACTCCGAGCTCCTACTTGTCTAAATCCATTTAATTAAATACATTTATCCCGTAAATCCATTTAAGGGTTACAGAACGGGAGAGTAAGTGATAAATAATCCAGCAGTAATTCGATTTGATTCTACTTCTGGTGCTTGGTCCGATGGTAAAAATTACGTTAAAGGCCAAATCATACGAAGATACGCAATTGAATCGTTAGGCCGTAAATCGGCTCGAGGACGACTTAGCCGAGAAGAAATATCGGCCTATTGGCTAGACAGATTTGGGGTTAACGCAGATGTCGAATAACTTCTCAGCTGAGCAAATCGTTTGGATTTGTATATTTATTGGATTAGGCGGATTGTGGATCAATGCGCTTATTGACTCGGCAAAAGCCAAAGCCTTCAATGAAGGATACAAAAGAGGACGGAGTAGCCTAAATGTCAGAGAGATCGTTAAGTGACTGGCTCTCGGATGCTGGTGACACCCTCGAAGACAGGGGGCTTGAATATGGCGATCCGAGACACAATCTTTTACGCATTTACAAAATCGCAAGAGAACTCGGTATTCAGCTCAGAGACCCAGCTGACGTGGCACTCATATTTATCGCGACAAAACTCAGCCGAATGGTGGAAAGTCCAGAGCGCAAGGATTCGTATCTCGATCTCATTGGATACGCCGCTATCTTGGGCAGATGCCGATTTTCAACACCGGAAGATTGGGATGACGTTGAGTCTGACTCGCAATACAAATAACCACCAATGGTGCGATATATGTAAGGCTCGTTACGGGCAAATGAAAGATGGCACTTGGCACTTAAAAGCCCAAACGCCAGCCATATGGAAAGTCCAAAGTGAGACACCAATTAGAAAGGCTCAAGTGCGGTTTTATTGCCAACCTTGTGCCAACGAAGTACAAAATTGGCCAGACGGAACGTTTTGGTCACTTAAAGAACAACTAGAGATGGCGATTGATGAATTCGCCGGACGGGAGAAGTTAAATGTCGAATTACCTCGATGATTATGTATCAGTTCAAGATCGCTTAAAGGAGTTTATTAATGAATATCCCGATTATCGGATCAAGACTCACGTCTTGGAAGAATCGCTTACGCCTAACTGTGATGTCTATATTGTTAAGTGTGAGCTTTACAGGACTGAGGCTGATGCTTCGGCTTGGACAACCGGACTTAGCAGCGAAAGTAAATCTAAACAATACGCTCTTGAACTTGCGGAAACAGGCTCTCTTGGCAGAGCTCTTAATTTGGCTGGATACTTTGCAAAACCAAGTAATACTCCAAAGAAACCTATTCAGACCACAAAACCTGAACTCGCCGAATTTATCAAAG